GCATATCTTTCAAATGGGAAATATGCATTTAATTGAATAATATTATCATTAATAATGACCGTACTTGAACTGATATAAACTACACTGGAACTACCAAATACAGTAAAATCACCACCGACCAACATAGATCCACTGACAAATAAATTTTTTCCAATACCAACACCACCATCTACTATCAATGCACCATTCGTATATGTTGATTGATCATTATTTGTCGTACTTAATACTTTCAAACTTCCACTGGAAGTATTTACATCGTTAGTACTATCACCTAAAATACTATTACCGTTTACTCTTAATGTTGTACCAACAGTTAAACTTCCAGAAATAGATGAATTTCCAACAGTATGTGTATTTGCACCAACAAATAAATTTTTGTTTATACCTACACCACCACCTATTATTAATGAACCGCTATCATATGTTAATAAATCGTTATCAGTAGTCTTTATAAGATACACTGTAGGAGTTGTACCAAATGTTACATTTTCAGCTGCATTCGTTGTAGCAACTTTTATATAAGAATTAGCTGCTTCTTTTATATCCAACGCATTACCAACATTATCCAACAAACTAATATTCGTAGCAGTACTTGATAATACGATGTCTCCGCCATTTACTGTTAAATCACCATTAATTGTTGCATTAATATCAACATATAAGGCACTCGCAGTTAATGATGTACTTGCACTTATATTTGAAGCGGTTAAATTAGTAACAAATGTACTTTGTAAAATTGTATCTCCAACAACAGTCAAACTACCGCTAATAGATGTACTACCAGTAATTCTAGTAGTATCTGCTGTTGTATCACCCAATACTGTACTTCCCAAAACAGTTAAAGTACCGCCGTCAACAATACTTGTTTCTACTCTTAAAGTACTTGCGCTAATATTACCACTTGCACTAATATTGCTCGCCGTAATATTTGTTGCAAATACATTTGATAGTGTAGAATTTCCTATTACTGTAAGTGTACCAGCAATATATTCATTGCTTGCTGAAATATTACCACTTGCACTAATATTTGAAGCGGTAACGGTTGATAGTACACTGTTTCCAACTACAGTCAAAGTGCCTGCATCTTGTATTGCGCTTGCAGTTAAACCCGCACTTGCGCTTACTAAACCACTAAATGTGGCAGTTGTACCTGTCAATCCTGCTAATGTTGATGCGCCAACAACAGTTAATGTACCAGCATCGGTGATATTAGTTGTTACATATAAATTGCTCGCACTAATATAACCACTTGCACTTATATTGCTTGCGGTAATACTGTTAACATTTAAATCAGATGAACCAGTTAAAGTTCCATCAATCGTTGTTTGTAAAATAAGCCTGGAACCACTAATGATTCTTTCAACAAATGGCGCTTGACCATCTTGGATCGACGCAGATGTTTGCGGAATTATTATGTTTAATATATTGGAATTGGGGTATGGCATAAAAGTATCTGTTTATCTTGCTATAAATATAAATATAAATATAAATAATATAATTAAAATTAAGATATTTAAGCCGTCCATTCTGCAATAGATTGTCTTAACCATCTTCCGCCAGCATAAATATACTGATAATCACCATCATATGCCATCCAACCAGGTTCACCATAATCTGTTGGACTAGTTGGAGCTGGATGCCAAATATCTGATGATGCTGAAACTGTCAAATTGATTGTTTGTTGAATTAATGCAGCATAACTTTGTCTAATTGTTGTAATTGCTTCACCCGCAGCTGTTGTGGATTCTTCGGTGGCAATTGTGCCTTTAGGAAATCTCCATTCACTATCTTTTTCAACAAGAGGATTGATGCTATAATATGGATTTCCTTTGTTACTGTAAGTATTGTCTTTAACCTTTTTGTTTACTATATCCATTTGAGCACTGCTAACAATTTCTGCAGTCAATTTTATTTGTTTTGGCGTTAACATTCTTTGAACAGTTTGTTTTCTGTCTTCAAATGATTCTGGTAACAAATAAGCATTGGTAGATAAAGTGAATGTACTTCTTACCATTCTATCTTTTTCTCCACTTGATTCAATTGTATTGGTATAATTGTCTATCTTAACTCTAAAATTAAATCTTTGTTTATCACCCCAATAATCTCCTTCCGCAAAATTGATCTTTTCTAATATTGCATTGTTTTGTTCAACATATTCTGTCCATACAATAAATTCATATTCTGCTTTAATATGATCTGGCATTGTAACAGCAAATATTTGATTTGTAGGAGCAACAGTCTTATTTAATAAATTAAACTTGTCATATTTGTTCTTTTCATTAAATTTAGTCATTACTGGATAACTCAAATAACGGTTGAATGTTTGATAATTTTCATCTTTTGAAAATGAAGTTCTTTTAACCATTATCAACGGAATTTGTAACTTACCTTGTTGATCTCTTAATGCACCTTGTGCTTTTGCTGCATACCATTTTTCAGGATTACCATATATAATTGGTACTTTTATGTTTTCACCAGCGTCAATTACAGTAGGATTAATAATATTTTGTATATAACTAATCAACGCAGTATCAATATCTAATAAACTAACAGTAAAATTTTTCTTTGCATCTTCATCTCGTCTAGTATCCAATGCAATGTTTCTTACATTAGATACAATAGGATTGTTCTTTTCAACATTGTTATTTGTTGGTACTGGATTGTTCGTATTTCCTTGCCACATAATTAAAATTGACGGTTAACTAAATTAATTTTGCTCAACTTGCTATAATGCGTATTGCAAATAATACTATGTGATTTATTTGCTTGACCACCCAAAAATTGTTCTTGTACAACATTATCAACTTCATGATAACGATCATTAAATAATATCATATCACCAACTTCTGGATAAAAACTTGCATCTTTTAATGACAATTCTCTAAATTTAAATACAACAGTTTGATCTCTGTCAGGTCCAAATCCTTCATCATCTGTACTAATATCACCACGATCAATTATACTACTCAATTCTACACCAGAATAAAAACTCTTTCCTTCAGCCGCAACTGCTTCACCATAAATGTTTGTATTGGTTTCATTTGGTGCAATCTTAAATAAAACAACCAATGTTTCAATAATATCACGCATCAATTCTGCATTAATTTGATTAACCAAATTAATGTCTCGTTGACTAAAATATCTTCCAAATAATGCCATATTTTATCCAATATAAATTAGTAGTGGAACTGTCTTCATGATGACTGTCATCTTTTCAGTTTCATCTGCCTTAGCTTCCATTTGAGCTTTACGACTAGTAGCTTCAAGATTTTCTCTCAATTGTGTAATTAACGATTCTTTTTCAGATGCCGCTTCACTTCGCAATTCAGAACCGTCCAATGTTACTTCTCCACCAGGAATTGGAATTGTACTATACTTCTGTCTTATCATACCAAGATTTTCTTTGCACAATGCCAAGAAATATTTCTTTACCCATTGTTTACCAACAGCATTTAATTTATAGTATGTAACATTTTGATATGGTACATTACTGTAATCACTAACCACATCATAATTGCTTCCACTACTAAATGTATTTGCTGCACTAAATTTATCTTTTTCAACTACATATTCAATATAAAGTTTGTAATCATATGTTGGAATAGGAAATATCTTTAGTTTATTATTTACAATTTCAAAACTATAAGCACTTTTACGAACCAAATCATTAAATTCAATTGCTTGACCTCTCAATAAATCTTCAAATATTGGTGTCATCAAAAATTGTGTGGCAGGACTATATCCAGCAAATCCCATTTCACCAAGTACATTACTGTAACTCATACCAGTCATACTAAATGGATCATAAATACGAGCAAATGCTGGTGGTGGACCATGAAATACTCTTCTAATTTCAACTCTACTTCCACTTTCAATATTGGTGCCAATTAGTGTCTGTAAATCATATGTTTGTTGACTTGCGCTCAATTGAATAGGTACTTTTTTAATGTCAACATATCCACCTACACCAATTTCACTTCCATATCCTTTTGTTAATTGAATTATATATGGTAATCCTGTTCCTATTACATTTTTACCATTGATATTTGGATTGTCCGCAGTACGCAATCCTTGTAAACTTAATAAATTGTTTCGTATATTAAATTGATTTACTTGAGCGCCATATTCATTGACGGATTCTTCAAATGCAGCATAAAAATTTACATCAATTAATTCAATATCAATGATTGGATACCCCATTCTTTTTGCTGCCCATTCCGCACTCTTTTCACAGTCATATTCAAAATAACCAACGCTACCACTTAAATACGATTCGCTTAAGTAAAATCCAAATGGTATACTGCCTGTATTTACAGCACTGCCACTCCCCGGCCATC